GTCATGGCTTCACAGCCACGGTCCGTAGTCAGTCCAGGGACCATAAAAGGCCCCTACTTGTAGCTGGTACGTCACGCAACGACCCTGGTTTGGAGGTCCAGGATCTGCGTCACTGAGTTTTGTCGCTCGCACCCCTTGCGGGGTCAGCTTCAAAAACTCTTGCGTACCACCGTCACCAAGACGATGTAGTTGCGACGCAACTACCCCGAGCAGATTACTCGCTCGGCGTGGCTCTTCCGCCACCGTCTTGTACCTAGGGCCGTTGTAACCGTGCCAGCCATCCTTGTTAGGGACGACTAGTGAGCTACGTTGGGCTTCATCCCAGTTCGTTCGGACTCCATCAGTGGCCCCGGCATGCCGGGGAACACAAATGTGCGTCCTAATAGAACGAGGGAGCGCATGCACGATGGTATCCCAGACGTCGCGCAGTCTAATGTCACAACCAAACAAATGGTTGCGACGACTAGCGACCTCCCGGATACCGTTCGCAAGCGCGAAGATCTTCTCGATCTCATTAGGTATCTCCTCTTGGAGGAAAGGACGGACATCAACGCCGTCATAGTAATCTTTACCGCAGGATTCGCGGAAAGTGCCAGAGCCAAACGACTTACTCATGTTAAATGAGAAACCGCAGAACTCAAGCACTTCCTTCGCGAACCCGTAAGCGGCAACAGGGATTACTATGTCATCACCGTAGACCAGGACGTTAGTCTCGATCTGCAGTTCTGAACACACTCCGTGCATTAGACCCCAGAAAATCAGGGTCTCAAGCTCGAAGGTGCAACCGTTCCCCATACTGGAGAACTTCTCATAGGGAAACCACTTTCCCTCAATCCATCCGCTCTTAGAGCGAACAAGATCGGCAGCAAAGAACCACCTTTCAGGCAGTACTAAGCGAACTAACTCGCGGGCGACTGAGTCGCTTGCAGAGCTAAGGTCAATGGTAGCTAAGAGACCGGTCAAAGACCCTTCACGAGCAGCCCGCTGATTGCGGGTTTGGTCGTCAAGATTAATCCCAAAGCGCATTAGCCGTCGCCGCATCATCTTGCCTATCCCTAATTGGGAATAGACATTCAGAAGCGGTTCGATAGCTATAGCACGATGGGTGACCGCGGTTTTCGGCACAAAGGCTACTCTGTTGCCGGGAACGAAATCGAGATCGCTTGCGTTGATTATAGGCCAAAAGCCCTCTTCTTCGCAATCAGTCACGCTTCGTGCCCATTGAGGCCGGCTCGTCACGAGCAGGGCCGCAACATCCGCCATGTCTTTCGTACATGACGGTCGGACTTGCAGCTTATCGTAAAGGGATGTCAACCCCTTGGCCGAAGGATGCGTAAATGCACCCGGACCAAACCGACAAGCGTCAAGCCACTCCGAGGGATCAAACCCCGCACCCAAACACTGGTGTATTTTTCCGATACCGTGCATAATCGCTCGGAATATCGGTCCGCTGACCCTTTCGGGAGCGGCCACTAGTGAACGGATGCGAGAATTTGTCTCTTTACACCGAGCTTCCGACTCGAAGAATTTCTTTCGAGCATTTTCCTCAGGATCAACACCCTCTATTTCTAGAGGAGCCTTTCGGAGGAAAGAGACGGCTTGGTAGTCGTCACGGAAAGAACTAGCGTCTGCATAGCTTGAAGGATCGACCGTTTTACGGACCAAACCTTCGAGCTCCCCATACTTGAGGAGCAAACTACACGAGAGCGCTACTGGGGTGTCGAGCGACTCGAACAAGACCTGTGCAACATTGAACAGATAGCCCTCACGGGCTCTGTAGGACTCCAGCTCGCGCTGAAGCGACCCAGTCAGCGCCTTACGAACATTTCTGTTCATAAGGCAGCATCCCAGGTTCCGTTGAGCAGATACACGTAGCTACGTGTATCGAGCGGTATCTGGAAAGCACTCCGAAGAGTGCCAGCGAGGTTGGGTATCACTACCCAACCTCGGTTCACCAGTACCGATCCACAGATCTCCCTGATATCATGAAGGGGAACACTACTGGAAGAAGTGAAAAGGTGTCTCGCGACACCACACTCAACCAGTGCCGACGTCACCCTAAAAAGGTGAATCGGGTTCCGAGCGATGACCACGAAACGTTCTCTCTCTGCTTTGCGATAAAGCTCGGCATAGTAGAAACGATCTGTGAGCATCAGGACCAATCGCTGGTCTTGGCGCCAGGCATGTGCATCACGCACGAATGTCGTCATAACTTAGTCCTTCAAAACATCAGGTGGGGATCGCGCCGGTTTCGGCCGCGGCCTTGACGATGGCGAGTTTCACGGCTTCGCATGCCCGTGCAACCAGCTCATCGACTTCGACCTTGGCCAGCTTCGCCGGACGCAGGATCTCGAACGTGAACGTCACCGTTCCGTCCAGCTGACTGGAGTCCGTGCTGTTCAGCACGGGCCGCGTCAGTTTGCCGGTGGTGCGATACACACCATCCACCCGGTTCTGCGGGATCTTGCGACCCAACACAAAACGCGAAGTGCCCAAGATCGACGTCGCGCCGCTCTCGGTCCATTCAGCGCTATCGGGGTAAACCCCGAAAACGTTGAACGTGACGTTCGAGCCGGCGTCGTTCTTGAGGGTCAGATCGGCAGCTGCTGCCATTATTACCTTTCGGGTCCATCGCGGACCGTTGTGTCACAACTTACGCCCCCAAACTTGGGGAGTTGTGAGTTTTCCGAATGAACGGGAATTCCCTTTAAGGAGAGCTAACCCGGTAACCAAGTTGCGAAAGTTTCCCTTCACGTTGATTCCCGGAGCAGTCAATAAAGGGTCGAAGACATGGTCAGGATTGCGAAAGTAGTCCCGAGAGACGTGCCGCCCCGAATACAGACCGTTGGCATAATACCAACCTCCGTTATGGGATAGCGTAGGGTCCATCCTGTATTCGTACGTTAGTACGTTACAGTTACTCAGAAACGACTTCTTAACCGTGACTCCGTGGAAAGCCGAAAGACCCTCCAGATAGTCTCCGACCTGGCAAAACCAGTCGAAAACGAAACTGAAAGGTATCACTTCCCACGCCAGCGTCAACGGATTGGTGAGTCCGATCTGCTGCAAGGCGTTCAAATTGCGAGATGTCAATTCGCAATCCATAGACGCAGTACACTCAAAGGAGCCGTAAAGCCTCTCAAAGTAATACGCCGTCAGGCCATCACCCCACCGCGGAAAAGGAAGAGATCGCCCCCAACTAAAGGGAAACGACTTCTTCACCCGCACGCGGAATTCTGGCTTCCGCCCGCCAAGCCCGAGCTGTTGTGCTACGAACTCAGCTTGCCCTTTGACATCCATCATCAACGGTATGATTCCATACCGATGCATCAGGTGGGTGTTATGCGCCTTCCCAGGCGACACACCAAGGGTTATCGCGGCGTCGTATAGACGACCCCTGCGAGCGAGACGACCTGCTCGATAGATCTTAGAGGCAACCTCGTAGATCATGTCACTGGTCTTCTTCGCTTCTACCGCGAAGACAGCAAGATTACTCTTGCTATCGGCGAGCTTTTTGTAAAGCTCGCGTTTCACGGTGTCTACGCACTCATTCGCAAAGCCGACGAAATCAGACTCTCGATATGCGAAATCCTTCCAAGCTTGGAAGTCATTCGCCGAGTAGACATATTCGTTCTGCAAAGCGTAGAGTACGCCACCTCCAGATTCCGGGCCATACGTAGCCGTGGTCGGTCCTTGATAGACCTGCACGCGTATATCCCGGTACTGGTTGATCGGAAGATCCGATCGAGACACGCTTCCGTAGTTAGAAGTGTTCGTCCAGCTCTTGACACGCTTCTCCCAGTGAGGTCCTTTCGAACCAAAACTGGGTGATTCGTAACTCGAACTTGGCATACTAACTCCTTTCTACAAGAATCGTGATCACGCAGACTAAGTCTAGCGTCAGAAGGCTATACCCCGCTGCCAT